CATTCGCTATGTTGTATCCAGTTATAGAGTTACGGTAAACACTTCCGGTTGCTGTATTCGCTATGCTGAATCCAGTAATGGAGTTGAGGTAAACACTTCCGGTTGCTGTATTCGCTATGCCGAATCCAGTCATAGAGTTGAGGTTAACATTTCCGGTTGCTGCATTGGCGATGTTGAATCCAGTAATGGAGTTATAATAAACATCTCCGGTTGCTGCATTCGCTATGTTGTATCCAACAATAGTATTATATGTATATCCTGACTTTGCCCCAAAAACAGGAGTACCAAGTATATAATTGTAGGTTCCTTCGTCTGTCCCTACACGAGTGCTGGTCACAAACAACGATCCAATAGAACTCAATGTAAGTGCTGCAGGCGTGGTTGTTGTTCCTATAGTTTTGCCGTCACCAATTACCAGGCCATCGACAAGATGGAGGATATCTGTTGATTCATCAAAATAGTTATTAGCTCCAGCGTATATCTTCCCATCATTGGCACTATTACTGTAAAGTTCAAGGTCGTCACCTGTACCGCCGCCATACAGAATCTGCCCACCGCTACGGCCCAACCCCCAGAGATACCCGGCATGATCGTCATCTCCAAGACCTGGGATTCCACCATGATCTAAATCAATTATGTCTTCCATCCTAATACCAAAGACACCATTAATTATCACGATAGATATCTCCTATATATAATCTCAAGTCCCCATGTCCTTGTATCAGAGTTAGCCCAGGTAAATGTGACCTTATCTCCTTCAAACATGGTGTAGTCTCTTAACTCCCAATGGTTGAGTATAAGGTCTTTCTTTGTATCCATATCCTCTGTTATAATATTAACATCCCACTCGACGCCTAATTGAGAATCTAAATTAATGACTAAGTCTTCTGAGGTAGCTGATACTGTATTTAAATGTATATTTACCTGGATTAATCGAGCAGATCCCTCTGGGTCAAATGTAACAGACATTGCTCCACTCCCCGAAGCAGAGTCTTGTGCTATCTTCTGATCTGATCTCCAGATAGTTGTTTTAGTCCTTGCCATCTCTACTCGCTTTTAATTTAGCATTGTCAAATATAAACTGTGCTATGATATTTGGATCAGCAACATTAACCATCTTAAAAATATACAATCCTAAATCCCTTCTCCCCTCATTGAAGTATGTTTTAGAGTTACCAGTAAAAGTAGTCTGAAATATCTGTGCTCTAAATAAAAGATCATCTAATACTCTTTGTCCTGCAGCAGATTGAAATACATCCTTGTAATCTTTCTTTAATCTATTAAATGCCTCTGCCTGTTGTGCCCTAAGCTTGTCTTGTTTATCCTGCTGCGCCCTCATCCATTCCCCCTACTAATTTAGAAAGTACATTACTATCATCAAGCTTCGCGTTGCTGGCAGTAGCAGCAGTCTGGGCAGCCATATTCATCTGCTCCATTTGCTGTGCTTGCTGCTCTTGTTCTGCCCTGGCTTCTCTTATCTCAACTACTTCTTGTTGTGAGTTATGTGCCTTAGCAGGAACACCCACACTGTCCCCATGTTCTCTTACAATAAAATCAATATCCAATGTATCAAGAGCTTGCGGGGCAATACCAGATAGCTCTCCTACAAAAGCAACATGTCTCTCAAGCTTCTCTACACCTACAAGTTTCTGAGCTTGTGCCAATACAGAGACAAACTCTATTTCAATATCTTGTTCTCCAAGTTCTGCTGGAGGTTCTGGAAATAAATCTTGTTCCCATAAGAGGTTAAAGGTTCTTTCAATAGCTGGGTTAAGGAACTCAGTAAACTGTCTTTGAATAACTGGGCCGAGCTGAATTAATTGTTCTTCTGATTTCTTAGCAATCTCTGTAGCTGTAGCATTTGGATTAGTTAAGAGAGTAAACAAAGGTACATAGAACCAATCATTTACCTGTGATCTATAATCCAACCTCATTGCATTACCATCACCAACTGATGGGTTAATCTGATAAGTTGGTTCAATCTTTTGTGTCCCAGTTACTGGATTACGACCACCTGGTAATGTATCTAAAGCATCAAAGATTTCAGCAGGGACATTCATTGGGGGATCAACTAATTTATTTGTAGCAATTAGTAAATCCTCTGTCATAGCTTGAAGTGCTTTATCATCTGGGAGAGCTTCCATACCAGGTGAATAACCATAAGTGTTGCTCCCAATAACATCCCAACGTGGAACCATATAAGGAAAATTATTAAAGCCTCCAATATTGAGTACCCCACCCATAAAAGACTGTGCTGCTACATCATTGATGGGAGCCTTAGTCTCCCAATAAATAGACTCAAATGGTTTATTAAATTTATCAATCTTAGTTGGATCAAACTCGTTCCGTGGTCTAACAGCATGAGCAATTTCAACAAATTTATAAGGGGAGTCTTTCAGTAAATTTTGTGTCTCCGTGGACAAAGCTTCTACCCCAAAGGAGGTAGCTAACTGTGTAGCTGTAAGATAATCTTTTCTGAATAAAGTATTAATTCTACCTTGACTATCAGCAGCTATATAATAATCCCCAATAGTGATAACTCTAAACCTGACTCCACTACCCTTGGAGTCTACTTCTGGAAAGATACAAGATGTACCAAAAGCTCCTTGCTCTCGATATACTTCAACAGTTGATGTGTAGAAATTAGATTTACGGAAGTGTGCATAAAGAATGCCCTCTACTGCATCTAACCACTCTCGTACAGATGCAAACTCCATTAAATCTTTATCTTCTAAGGCGAGTCTAAACCACTTAGCTGATGGAGAAGTAAGACCACCTTGCATACCAGAAGCTAATACTCTATTTGCTAATGTAGCTGTACCATCAATTCGTTCATCAGCTCTCTCTCTGCCATCGTTCTGTGTTAAATTCCTATTACCAAATCTTCCTCTATAAGGTTCTATAAACCTCTGTATATCCTCAAAATGGGGTTGCCACGTATCAAACTGCTTCTTTAACTCAGCATAGTGACGTTCTATCTCAATACGATTTACTGGCATTCTATTGTCCTAACAGAGTATTTTTAGCTGTTGTTACAGTTTCCCCAATGGGACTTAATAGAGTTGACCTAAACCCTCTTCGCTTACCTGCTGATATCTGTCCTTCTCTACGTTTCTTTAGAAGCTCTTCTTGGCTTGGCCCTTGTTGCGTGGGTGGTGCTGCAACTGGAGTTGGTCTACTGCCACCAAATAATGCACCCATTATATTCTCCTCTCTCTAAATCTATCAAACACCGACCACTTACTTCTTTTCCGTGGTTTAAATTTAGAGATACTATTATTTATATGAACATTATATGCAAAAGTTAAAACAAAAGCATCAGCCTTATCTGGGCTTCTACCAAGTCTTGTCCTGATTGCATGTTTTGGTTCTAACTTAATCTTAGTATCTGGTACAATTTTGGGGGAAGAGAGGTCGGCTACAAGCTCTTGATCTTCAGGTAAGGCTCCTCCAAGAGTTATCCAGTCCCGTGCTCTACCATACATCTCTGCTCTTTTATTAGCAAAGTGATCCTTATCATCTGCACTCCCACCGAATGGAACTTCTATAACAGAATAACCTAATTGTCTTAGTCTGTCAATAACACCTACACCATAACCCTGATCTATAAATACTGCGTCTGGTTTAAAAGCATCTATCTCTAATGCTATCTGTGTAGCAACCAACATATTGTCTGGGATATTATAAGAGATTAGCGGAAATGTAGCCATACCTTGTCTCTTACATATTACAGTAGCATCATTTGATCTACCAATATCTATCCCCATTGTCTTTGGTGCTCTGATATAATCCTCTTCTCCAATATGTTTCCCAACACAAGGAATGATTATATCAAGAGAGATATATACATCATCTGTATTAGCACCCCAATCACACATGAACTCTTGTCTAAACTGAGAGGCTCTCATATTCTTCTTAGCCATCTCAACTTCTTCAGGGGGCAACAACCTTGCTATATCTGGATCATCCTGTGTATCTTCGATAGTATATATCTTAGCGTGCCAATCTGGATCAGCAAGGGCTTCCTGATATATATCATAGAAGAGTCCCATCCCCTGTGGTGTGCCAATAAAATTACCACCACCACCCCTTGTCATAAGAGTTGGGTAGATAACTGTATGCCACAGCTCTGGGTGCATTTGTTCAACTTCATCAATAGTTACATCGTCCAAGTAAATACCACGTAACCCGTCAGGATTATCGGTTCCGTAGAGTTTAATTGAAGCTCCATTAGGAAATATAACTTTAAGTTCTGACTGATTAAACTTAATTCCGGGGATCTGACCACAAAAGTATTTAAAATAGTCCCAAGCAATGTCTTTAGCCTGTTTTAATAGAGGGGCAATATACGCCCCCCTGTGATCTGATTTAGTTGTAGTAATAGCATTCCGAATTAAACGGTTTACTTCATATACTGTCTTCCCCATACGTCTGTGACATACGAAGACATTGAATCGTTTACTCTCGTTCCACATTTCCCATTGGAAACGATGTGGTTTAAATGGTATTACTATATCCATTTATTTCTTTTTAGCACCAGTGGCTTTTCTAATAGCTGCTTGAGTCTTCTTTGCTCGACTACTT